CTGAACTAGCGAACATCCTCTCAACTGAGGTTCTTGCTGAGATCAACCGTGAAGTCGTTCGTACCGTATACCGTATTGCTAAGCCTGGTGCTCAGAACAATACTGCTACTGCTGGTATCTTCGACCTAGACGTTGACTCCAACGGTCGTTGGTCGGTTGAGAAGTTCAAAGGTCTCCTATTCCAAATCGAGCGTGAAGCCAATGCAATTGGCCAACAGACTCGTAGAGGGAAGGGTAACATCCTCATCTGCTCTGCTGACGTTGCTTCTGCACTCGGTATGGCTGGTGTTCTTGATTACACCCCTGCTCTCAATGGTAACAATGGTCTTGCTGGTGTTGATGATACTTCATCGACTCTAGTTGGTACTCTCAACGGTCGTATTAAGGTCTACGTTGATCCTTATTCTGCAAACGTTGCTGACCGTCACTTCTTTGTTATGGGTTATAAAGGTTCTTCTGCTTATGATGCAGGTCTCTTCTATTGCCCATATGTACCTCTCCAGATGGTACGTGCCGTTGGTCAGGACACCTTCCAGCCTAAGATCGGCTTTAAGACCCGTTATGGAATGGTTGCAAACCCATTCGCAGAGGGTCTAACACAAGGTTCAGGTGCTCTCACCGCGAACGCAAACGTATACTACAGACGTGTACTTGTAGACAACCTAATGTGATTCATTCACATTCTTCTGGGGGCCCTGAGGGGTCCCTTTTTTTATGCCTAAATATTTGAAAACGCTATAAAGAAATGAGCTGGTTTGAAAACCAATTACAAAATAGAAACTATCTATCTCCGATAGGTTTCAAATTTGTTTTAGAAAAAGCACCAAAAACAGTTTTCCTTTGTCAATCTGCAACTATTCCTGGCATTTCTATGGGAAGTCCAGAACAACCATCACCATTCAAAAAGATTCCATTATCAGGTGATGTTGTTTATGAAGATCTAACTGTTAATTTTTTGGTTGATGAAAATTTAGAAAACTATCTTGAGATTCATAATTGGGTGAAATCAATTTCAGCTGCAGATGAGTTTCAAAGATATACAAATTTTTTAGATGCATCTGAAACCAAAAACGGAATTAGATCTTTTACTAGTGATGGAACGATGATGGTTCTGACTAGTAACTACGCATATAATTTTCAAATTAGATATGCAGATCTTTTTCCAATATCAATTAGCGCACTAGAATTTAATGTTGGAGGTGCTGACATTGAATATTTTTCTGCATCGGTGACATTTAGATACACAATATATACTATAGAGAACATGATAGGTGACGAACAGTAATGAATTTAGAATTGATTCAAGAAATGTGGGAGAAGGATTCTAATATTAATGATCTTGAGCTAGACAAAGAATCCTTAGATATTCCAAAACTACATTCAAAATATTATAGACTATACAACGAATTTCTTTTGTTAAAGAAAAAATCAGAATTTGATTACAAAGTTTTATTTAAAGATAAGTGGCAATACTATTCAGGTAAAGCACCTTCAGAAATTTACAGAGAAAATCCTTTTGATCATAAGGTACTAAAAAATGATCTTAATATTTACTTAGATTCGGATGAGGACATTGCAAGATTATCTCTAAAAATAGAGTATCAAAATTGTGTTCTTTCGTATCTAGAATCCATTTTAAAAGTCATCTCAAATAGAAGTTTTCAAATAAAAAATGCTATTGAGTGGAAAAAATTTATAGAGGGAGTTACTTGATGGTTGATATTAAAATCAAAAAGAAGAACGAAGTCTATCTTACAGTTGATTGTGAACCACATATTAAATACGAATTATCAGAATATTTTACATTTGATGTACCAGAGGCAAAATTTATGCCTCAATATAGAAGTAGGATGTGGGATGGGAAGATAAGATTATTTTCACCTGCAGGTGGAGAAATTTATTGTGGACTGTACGATCATCTAGTTTATTGGATTCATGAACGTGGGTATACATATGAAGAAGAAAATAATAACTTTTATGGATACCCTAGAGAAGTTAACAAATACATTACACCAGAAGCTGTTGCAGGGTGGGTAAAGAATTTAAACATTCCATTTAAGGTTAGAGACTATCAATACAAAGCAATCTATCAAGCATTAAAGTACAATAGAAAACTTTTATTATCTCCTACATCTTCTGGAAAATCTTTAATGATTTATTGTATTACTAGATACCATGTAGATGGTAATAATAAAGTTCTAATCATTGTACCTACAACATCACTAGTTGAACAGTTGTTCAAAGATTTTCAACAGTATGGTTGGAATGCTGAACATCACTGTCATAAAATTTATTCTGGTTATGAAAAAACAAACGATAGTGATGTAGTTATTACAACTTGGCAAAGTATTTACAAACTACCAAAGTCTTTCTTTAAAGATTTTAATTGTGTAATTGGAGATGAAGCACATCAATTTAAAGCAAAATCCTTGATTAGTATTATGACAAAATTGCATGAGTGCAAACATCGTATTGGATTTACTGGAACATTAGATGGAACTAAAACAAATAAGTTAGTTCTTGAAGGTTTATTTGGTTCATGTGATCAGATTACAAAAACAAAAGATCTTATTGAACAAGGGCATATTTCCAGATTAAAGATTAGAATATTAGTTCTAAATCATCCATTTAGAAAATTTGAAAGTTACCAAGAGGAGATGGATTACTTGGTTAGCAATACTTCTAGGAATAAATTTATTCGTAACTTGTGTCGAGATATAGGAGGAAACACACTACTACTCTTTAATTATGTCGAGAAACATGGCGAGCCACTTTTTGATTTGATAAATAGTAACATGTCGGATGACAGGAAAGTTTTTTTTATTCATGGTGGCGTTGAAACTGAAGAACGTGAAACCATAAGAGAGTTAGTAGAAACTCAATCCAATGCAATTATCATTGCTTCTTATGGAACTTTCTCTACTGGAATCAATATTAGAAATTTACATAATATTATTTTTGCTTCTCCTAGTAAGTCAAGAATTAGAAATTTACAATCTATAGGTAGAGTATTAAGAAAAGGAGAAAATAAGAACCAAGCAGTTCTTTATGACATTGCTGACAACATATCAAAAAATAATATCAAAAATTATACTCTCAATCATTTAATGGAGAGAATAAAAATATACAATGAAGAAAATTTTGACTACGAAATTATTGATGTTAAACTAAGAGACTAATATGTTAAAGCACATCAGAACCCACGAAGAAATATTTTGCAACGTAAAACTTGTCAACGGTGAAGAGATCATCGGTAAATGCATCGTGGTGGATGATGATGATGCAAACTATTCTTTAATGATTGAATGGCCTTGTGAAGCTCATATAATTGAAAGAGAAACTCCCAGTGGAGAAACAGTAAATGGTCTTGCAATTAGCAAATGGCTGAGTTTCACAAAAGAAGATTTTTGTATTATAGATGATGATAAAATTATTTCCGTTGCTCCCCTTCAAGAAGAGGTAATAATACTCTATAATATGTTTGTTAACAAAGAGTTAACTAAAAAAAATCCAAAGAAAAAATCAAAAAAAGAAATTTCAAAGGAAATAGGACTCATAGATAACGTAGAGAAAATGAGAAAGAAACTTGAGGACCTATTTAAGTTCTAATAATGTTTCGAACCTTAGCAGAGTTATTATACCCAGATTTTAAGGGTGTGTCAAGCGCTGGTTGACAATGATTATTTTTTGTTATAGAATGTACATATGAAAGGAATTCTGTAACAATGACTATAAAAAAGAAAGAAAACTATTTAGATAACAAACAGTTCCTTCAAGCTTTGATTGAATTCAAAAAAGAAGTGAACTATGCAAAAGAAAATAATCTAGACAGACCTAGAGTAACAGAGTTTCTAGGATCTTGTTTTTCCAAAATTGCGACACATCTATCATATAAACCTAACTTTATAAACTACATGTATAAAGAAGATATGATTTCTGATGGGATTGAAAATTGTCTACAATACATAGATAACTTTGATCCAGAAAAATCTAAGAATCCATTTGCATACTTTACAACAATCATTTACTATGCCTTTCTGAGAAGGATTGCAAAGGAAAAAAGACAGCTGGATATTAAGTCAAAGATCATCGATAAAGTTGGATTTGATGATATGTTCTTTTCTGATGATGCAGATAAAGTAAGCGATATGAATTATATCAAATCTAAAATTCAGAGTTCATTAAAAAATGTCTAAAGTATTATTAATTACAGATCAACATTTTGGTGTCAGAAATGACAGTCAAATTTTTGTTGAATATTATAACAACTTTTATTCAAATGTTGTAATTCCTTTCATACATAAATTTAAGATCGAAAGAGTTATTTGTCTTGGTGATACTTTCGATAAACGTAAGTCTGTAAACTTTAATTCCCTAGAAGCAGCAAAGAATATGTGGTTTGATCCCCTTGAGAAAATGGGAGTTAGTCTAACCATGCTTGTAGGAAACCATGATATCTACTATAAAAACACTCTACGAATTAATTCCCCATCTCTCTTGTTGGGAGAGTATGGCAATATTTCGATTATGGATAACCCTGGTGAATTCTTTCTTGATTCTTTGCCTATACTTGGCGTCCCTTGGATATGTGATGAAAATCGATCCAGAGTTTACGAACTTTTGGAACAATCTACTGCACCTATCTGTATGGGTCATTTTGAGTTTAACGGTTTTGAGGCTCACCCTGGACATGTAATGGATCATGGTATCTCAACTGAACCATTTCAAAAGTTTAATAAAGTTATATCAGGACATTATCACAGCAAATCCAACAAAGGTAATGTGTATTATTTGGGCAACCCTTATGAACTTTATTGGAATGATTACAAATCTAAAAGAGGATTTCATGTTCTAGACACTCAAACTTTAGAATTGAAGTTTTATAGAAATCCATTTACAATGTTTCATAAAGAATACTATAATGATGATTCTGTGATAGAAGATTATAAACAATTTTCAAATAAGTATGTCAAAATTATTGTAGAAAATAAAACTGATTCTACTAAGTTTGACAAGGTAATCGAAGAGATGTATAATGCTGGTGTAGCAGAACTAAAAATCATTGAGGATCTATCGACAGAGTATGATCTTTCTGATGATTTAGAAGTAGAAACAGAAGACACTTTAAGTCTTTTGGAAAGATGCGTTGATGAAATAGAAAATTGTGATAAGAGTTCTGTAAAAACCGTTTTAAAATCCTTATATAAGGAGGCATTTGAACTATAATGTATATTATTAATTCTGTTCAAAGTGGTGGTGTTTATGCAGTAACCACAAGAAATAATAAAAAAGTAGTTCTCATCTTTGAAGAAGAAGATGATGCTGATAGATATGTTGGTTTGTTAGAAGCTAATGAGTTTGAAGATGAATTAATTGTCACTAATGTCGAAGAAGAAGTTATTAAAACAAACTGTGAAAGTTTTGGGTATGAATATACAGTTGTTGATAGAGATCATTTAGTTGTACCTGTTGATTTATGATTACGTTTAATACTATTAAGTGGAAGAATTTTTTATCTACTGGAAATCAGTTTACTCAAATTGAATTAGATACGAATCCCTCTACACTGATTCAGGGAACAAATGGTGCCGGTAAGTCTACCATTTTAGATGCTTTGTGTTTTGTTCTTTTCAATAAACCATTTCGTAAAATCAACAAACCACAATTAATCAATAGTATTAATGAAAAGGATTGTGTAGTTCAAATTGAATTTACTATTGGTAATATTGTTTGGAATGTTGTACGTGGAATCAAACCAAATAAATTTGAAATTTATAGGAATGATGTTCTTGTAGATCAAACAGCATCTAATGTTGATCAACAAAAATGGTTAGAACAAACAGTTCTTAAGATGAACTACAAGAGTTTCACTCAAGTTGTTATTCTTGGATCATCTACGTTTGTTCCTTTCATGCAGTTGACTCCTGCTTATCGCAGAGAAGTTATTGAAGATATTCTTGACATTCAAATTTTCTCTACAATGAATATTCTCCTCAAAGATAGAATCAGAGAGGTTCAAGAAAGAGTAAAAGAACTTCAGTATGATTTGAAATCTGCAGAGGATAAAGTTAATATGCAGGAAGACCATATTCGCAATTCGCAAATATCGAATGATGGTGAGATCGAATTAAAACATAAAGAAATTTCATTTCTTGAAGAAGAAGTCTTTGAAATAAAAAGATATATCAATATTCTTGAAACAGAAAACATTGATATTCATACTGAGATTACAGATCTAAATGATGTTAACAAACAGATTGCTAAGATTAATGATTTAAAATTCAAGATCGGTCATAATAATTCTGCTGCATATAAAGATCTTGAGTTCTTTGAGAAAAATGATACATGTCCTACATGCACACAACTTATCGAAAAAACATTCAGAGATCGGAAAATTTCCAATTTAAGTTCTAAAACTGAGGAATATGAACAGGCTCTACTTAAACTGCAGTCTCAACATGGTGCCTTGGAAAAGAAGTATATACAGATGTTGGATAAAAAAGATAAGTTAAAAAGAAACTATGCTGAGATTCAACACCAAAATAGTTTGATTGCTCGTAATGAAAAGTCAATGTCCAAAATTCATTCTGAGATTCAACGTCTCAGTGAGTCACCAGATATTGCAAAAATGCAAGGTAGATTAGAAGCATATCAAGAAGAACTAGACAAAATTAAACTCATATACAAAGAGTTTTTAAAACAAAAAGATGATTTTGATGTTGTATCTAATCTTCTAAAAGATAGTGGAATTAAGTCTAGAGTTATAAAGAAGTATATTCCAGTTATCAATAAGTTAATTAATAAATACTTGTCTACCATGGATTTTTATGTTAACTTTACTCTAGATGAAGAGTTCAATGAAATTATTAAATCTCGTTATAGAGATGATTTCAGTTATGCTTCTTTTAGTGAAGGTGAAAAACAAAAAATTGATCTTTCTCTTCTCTTCTGTTGGAGAGAAATTGCCAGAATGAAAAATAGTGTTGCTACTAATCTTCTTATTTTGGATGAAGTATTTGATAGTTCTTTGGATTCAAATGCTACTGATGAGTTGATGAAGATTCTTAAGAATCTAGATAACAAAACAAATGTATTTGTTATCTCTCATAAAGGAGAAATTCTTATTGATAGGTTTGAATACAATATTAAGTTTGAAAAAATCTCAGACTTCAGTAAAGTTACAGAGGCGTAATGCCTTTTTTGGGGGATTAGTTTAGTGGTAAAACGGGTGCTTTGCAAGCATCAGTCACCAGTTCGACTCTGGTATTCTCCATTGATAAGGACAGTTAATGGGTTGACCCCTTGACTGAGAGATCGTCATACCCTATTATAGGTTCATACGAAACGAGGTCCGATGTCTGTCAATCCCGAAGTTAAAGGTACTCTTGCCAAACTTTTGGCGACCGAGAATCTGAATGTTGAACACCGAGCTGTCTCTACTGCATACTTTGATGTTGTAAATCGTACTCTTTGTCTTCCGATCTGGAAGAACGTGTCTAGCTATGTCTATGACATGTTGGTGGGTCATGAGGTGGGTCATGCTCTCTATACTCCTCTTGACTACATCGATGCATCTAAAGACGTGCCACAGGACATCCTGAACGTGCTGGAGGATGTTCGTGTTGAGAAACTGATGAAGCGTCGTTATCCTGGTCTTTCTAAATCTTTTTATGTTGGTTACAATGAACTTGATCAAAAAGATTTCTTTGAACTGAAAGATAAAGATCTTTCCAAGATGTCTTTCATTGATCGTATTAATGTTCATTACAAAATTGGTGTAATTGGAAACCGTACCATCGTTCCTTTTGAACGCGAAGAACTTGAATTTGTTAATCGCGCTGCCGATACAGAATCATTTGATGATGTAATTCAACTTGGTAAAGATCTTCTTGAATTCTTGAAGATGAAAAAAGAACAACAAAAAGTTGATGTTCCTAATCCTCCTCAATCTTCTGCTGGAGGTGGATCACAACCTGAAGAAGGAAATAATGAACAAGTTGGTCCTTCCAGTAGTGATTCTGTACAAAATAATTCCAACTCTAGTAATCAACCTGATTTTGAAAGAGATCAATCTACTCAAGATGAGAGTGATTCCACCCTAGTTGGGGGTAGGCAATATCAACCTGATGAAAATATATCAGAAACTTACCGAGCTCTGACTGAGAATCAAAAAGAATTGGTGGATCGTAGGGCAAAAGACTATGTGTATATTAACACTCCTCAGTTTAATCTGAATCAAACTATTGTTCCGTTCAAAAAAACTGTTGCAGATTTTATCAGATGGTCAGCTAATGCAAAACAAGATCAGTATCAAGATGCACAAAATAAATACATCAAATATAAAAAAGATAGTATCAAAACTGTAAACTATCTGGTCAAAGAATTTGAATGTAAGAAGGCAGCAGATCAATATTCTCGTGCAAGTTCTTCTCGCACTGGTGT